ATGCAGGCACAGTGATTGCCTTGCCACCGGCAGTCGAGATAGTTCCGCCATACCCAGCAGGCGTGAGGGATACCGGGGCAGTGCCTGTGAGGGTAACAGTCACAGCCGAAGCCGTGGTGTTGTAGAGAAAAAGTCGCTGATCGCTTCCACGGACGAACGTGAGCGTATCAGAGGCAGTGAGAGTAGTACGGGCCACGTTGATAGGTGCCCCAGAATCTATTACGCCGTTTGTTTGGGTGATTACAGCCATTGGTTTCCTTTGTTATACCGACTCGTATCGGTACTTGATTAGAACTGGAACGATGACCCAGCCAGAATCGTCAGGAATTGCCCGTCCGATTGAGGGAGTCTCTTCGACAGATACTGCACCAGTCTTCGGCACAATCGGGTAAAGATCGACAATGCTTTGTGAGAGTAGCTCTACCTGTCGCATCCCATAGCCTTTCGGCGCCCAGCAGTTAACTTGGAACAGGCCCTTCAAAGTCTTTCGACTTCCAGATAGTTCGTTGTTGGCTGTCAGGTTAGGGATAAGAAAGCACTCCAAAAATACAGTTCCAGCAAGCTTGTTAAACGCTACGTTCTGAAACGATACTGGAATGGGTGTCGGAGTTTGAGAGTCAGCCCAAGTGCTCAACCGAGACTCAAGAGCTGAACGGATTGCGGCGTTGCTCATTTGTACTTACTAGCGATTGCTTGGATTGACAATGCCACCATACGGTACGGGCCTACCTGACCAGACCAGCCATCTGTTTGGGGCCAGCCTAGAACTTCAGCTCTATATGCGTATGAGAGGTTGTTTGTGAGTGTCAGCTTTCCGTCTTTCCTGAAGAAGTCCAGGCCACGGAGAGCGTTGATTCTGTTGATGCTGTCTGCACCGCTCGGGCTTTTTGAGCCGCTAAGCTCTTCTGATAATGAGCCGGACTCTGGATACCACTGATTAGACAGCCAGCCGTGGGCGTAGTGTCCAGGATTTGAAGGAGAGGGTGTAAGTTCTACGACAGATGTGAAAAGCTCTTTGGCAATTTGAAAACACTGCCGATTGGCTTTCATCAATACTTTCGTACTATTTGCCCTTACAGAGTCTGCGAATTTTCCCATCGCTTCCTTTAGTGTTTGTGATTGTAGCACGGCATATTGATTTTGTCAAGTGCCGTGCCGTTCATCAATAAATCTCCATCATGCGAAGCAGGTCAGCCCTGTTGTGGTGCAGTGTGTATGCCCACCGGACTACTGTGGCCCCGTCCCTATACGTGGAGAAAAACATCTTGTCTCCAGCCAGCGTCGTGCTTTGTGGGTACACGTTAGTGACCCACGGCTCGATAGCCAGCTTGATAATGTCGAACCTGAACACACGGCCCGTGGACTCTTTCTGAATGTACAGATAATCCGACGACGCCACAGAACACGAGCCGGAGTTAAACGTCTCTGCTTGATTGCCATACGGTACACCGTTCATCCACCAGTTGAGGGCAATGTCATACACGTCAAGCGTGTTTGTTCCAGCTCCACGGAAAGAGTAGATGTACCTTCCTCCCTGCTTGAAAGCTGTAGGCCATGAGGTATTGATTGCTTTACTCGGGATGCCTTGCCACTCTGCGTCATTGATTACTCCGATCCAGTCCGCAGTTCCGCCAGAACTCATAGCGCCGCCTCGGGTAGTGCCAGGGGTAAGTACTGTCCAAGTGTTCGCAGAGATACTGTACTTGTAGATTGCAGCGGCGGCGTTTCCGAGCAAGTACATAGCGTCATCATTGCCTTCGATTGCAAACACGCTAGTAGCATCCGGTGTAACTGTCCAAGCCGCAGCCACTGTGAGCACAGAGTTAGGGCCGGCTGTGTTACTAGCCACGACACGAATCTGCCCAGCGCCTGTGCCCGACGTGATACGGACCTGATAGTTGCTCCAGCAGTTTACTGGGAACGTCACAGAAGTATTCAGTGTCGTAGTTGTCGATCCGGCAATAGCTGTACCCGTCGAAAACACGCCTTGCAAGCTTCCAGTCGATACCAACTGTCCGTCTGTTCCCCACGATGTAGGAAGGTTTGTGACAGACTTTTGAGTCCATGCGTTAGTGGCTCTGTCATACACAGCGAAGCCAACGGCTGTAGTACCTGCGTTAAAAAACCACATCGAGCCTGACCACACAGAGTATTGCGTTGTGGCGTCAAAAGCAACTGAGCTGGCAGGAGATACAGTTAGAATACTGTTGGAACCGGCTGTCGTAGAGACTACAACCCCTTCGTATCCAGACCCTGTACCAGCTACAACTCGAATCTTGCATCCACGGATGTCGCGTACAATAGTTCGGTTCGTAGTAAGCTGCGTAGTAGTGCCAGCCGTGGCGGTATTTACTGTACTGCCGCCGAGTGCCCCGATAGCTCTAAACTCGCCGCACGACCCTGCGCCGAATGATCCCGCAACGCCTGCGCTCGGAAGCTGGAGCCAAGCGTCCTGCTCTGCGTTGTAGTTCCAAATGCTACTAGCACTGGCAACAAAATATACGCAATCGTTAGATGGCATAAGCCCATCGTTGTCCCCGGCTACGAAGCTGCCGTTAGTAGTTCCAGTTGGAGCTGGCGTGCAAAACTCCCATACCTTACGGTGGAGAAGCTTCTTCAATTTAACTGTAGTTGCCATTTCACGTTACCTGAATTTGGTTGTAAAGTCCAGCACTGCTGGCGTTAGAAAAGTGCCAAGGCTCATGCATACGGTATACAAGTCGCCCTGTGGTTGCCTCGCCTACGCTCATATTATTCACACCGAAGTACGGCCCGGAGATAGCGTTCATGCTTCCGTCTTCAATGCTCGCCCGAACCAAGTCCCTGTTTGTCAGTGACGGCATTTTCTCAAGAATAGCTTGGAGCATGTACGTCAATGAATCCACAGAGTCTTGGTCAATAACTGCTGTAACAGTTCCTGCCACAGCTCCAGTATTCACGCTAGCTGTTTTTGCGTTAAGAGCTTCTGCGGCTACGCGGATACCCCCTGCCGCAGTGTTGATAGCTTGAGCGATGTCCTTTAGCTGGACAAGCGTTGCGTCTGTAGCAAGATTCTCAAATGCGTTTCTGAGTGCCATTATTGTCCATCCTCAATCCAAAGAGTGAACCCGGAGCCATCGACGCCAAGCCCAGTCTGTACCCACAGACCTGCCTGACCTGTGCCGAAAGTTGGCTGTGTCGCAGCCACAACTAGATTCTGCGGTCCTGCTGGCCCAGCGGGGCCTTGAATTCCCTGTGCGCCGGCTGGACCTACCGGGCCTTGTAGTCCAATCTGAGGGCCTACTACGACTTGCACAACATCTGGAGCTTGCTGCACTGAAAACTGGACGTTCTCAGTTCCAGACATTACTGAGAACTCTACTACCGGGGCGTCGTTTGATACTGTAAGAGTTACGTCGCTCATCTTGTCTTGTCCGGGTCCACGTATCTAACACCTTCCAGAACTGTCCAAGTATCCCCTGAGAGGGTTGTAATCTCAAGGTCATAGGAGTACATTCCAGCAGACCATGTAGCAGTGGTTGCAGCAGGGACGCTGTTTAGCGTAACAGACTCTGAAGAGCTACCAGAGATAGCAGCAGTGCCGTTGGACGTGTTCCACTCGTACACGAGGTTATCTGTCGAGTCACGAAGTTGCAGCCTTGCTGATGAAATTCCAATTAAAGCCCCCGTAGAGTATTTCAAACTGTCTACGATACGCATAGCTGAAATCGTGTCGCCTCTGCGAATTCGCGGCATTGTGTATGTTGCTGGAGTCATTACTTCCTCACATAGAAGCTGTACAGAATCGGATCGTTGCAAGTAGGGTTGATTTCCTTCTGAGTGACAATTTTGTATACTGTCCCACGAATCTCAATAACATCTGTAGCAGGGTCGATTATGATTGGCGTAGATGTCGTACCTACCTTATGTGGCGGGCGAACAAATACCTCCTTGTCTCCTGCCTGTACCATCGTTCCGTACTTCACACTGTAGCCATTGCTTTGCATAGTCAAATCGGTTACTACGGCCTGAATGGGATACTCGACAATACTTACTGAAGCCTGCCCTAGTTCTGGCGAGTATCCTGCAACAGCCGTCTTTCTGTACTTGTTCTCTCCGATGTCGGAGAATCCAAATTCGTTAATCAGCTCTGCAACAGCCTCATCAAAGTCCTGAGAATACACCGTGGGCCTCTCTATCTAGTGCGTAGCTGTCGTTCCACTGATTCACAAACGAAATCAGCGGATGGTCCCCCGTAACACTCCCTGTGTACGGAACTGGGGACATTGACATCATGTTAGGGTTCAAAACAGTCAACTTCAGAAACTCGACGTAGTTTTTGAACTGTTCGCCAGACCAAGTTTCAAGTTGAGAAATCTTCCGGTGCGTCTTGGCAGTCAGCGTAGCGAGGATGTACTGCGCACAAAGGCTTGCAGCGCGAGGGACATTCCCTTGGCAGTCATCGAGAGTGGCTTGAATAACGCTGTCTGGTAGAATGGTAAGATCGCGCCAGTCTCCAATTCGGAGGCGAATCTTCCCGATTGGGGTAGAGGGATCAATGACGGTCATATAAAATCCTTTGCCAGTAAAAAAGCGACCCCCCTACCGGAGAGGCCGCCCCTACAACCCCGTCAGGGGCGCGTCTAATTAGTTAGACGATGTGAATTCCACAACCAGCGCGGGGCGCAGGAGGGCGTTCACGAAGTTCGATTCGCTTTCGATTTCGATCTTCGTTCCCTTGGCGTCAGCCGACTCAAACACGTAAACTTGTTCGCCGAGCGTGTTGACCAGTCCGAAACGGTTCGCAGGAGAGAAGTACGTCTTGAATGCGTCAGTTCCCATCGGAACCATGTAAGCCTTGCCAACAGGGATGAGACGCTGGCCGGCATACGTGTCACGCATTTCAACGAACTTCGTTCCGCCAAACTCGAACTGACGGTGGAGAGCCGAAGCACCACCCAGACGTTGACGCAGAGGCTCTTGCGTGCTCATGTAATACTGGTACGCAGTCTTGATCGAAGCATGCGAAATCAGCTTAGCGAAGAATTCCGGCGAGGTCAGAACAACAGTTCCAGTCACCGACGCGCCGAAGGCATTGTCTTGAATCTGGGCGATACCAGCTTCAATCTTCGCAATCACTTCAGTCGTACTAGTTCCGAGCAGGAAGTCCACAGACGTGCGTGTCACACCGAATTCAGTGTTCCAGTTCTGCGAGACAGTGCCGTTTGGCGAGTACACGGTAGCAGCCGTGATAGTCTGTGCGCGGGCGAATTCCAGCGTCCAAGCATGGTTTTGGCGAATACGCTCAAGCTTACGTGCGCGCACGCTTTCGATGGTTTCTACACCAGCAGCCGCGCCATAAGCGCGCTTGCCTTGGAGGTCTTGCGGGCTGATGTAGTCGTCATGCGGGAAGTGAGGAACCGCGAAGGTGTGCAGCTTGCGCGTTGCATCCCTACCGACAATGCCACGGTCGCCGCGAACACGGTCAACAAGCAGTCCACCGTCCTTGGTGATTTCTTCAAAAACCACCACATGCTCAGCAACAGATTCTTCTTGGAAGAGTCCGAGCTGGCCGATTGTGCCCCACTGATTCGGGACTACGTTGACTTCTTGTGTCCAGTCTTGAACTTCAAAGCCGTTAGCAAAGCTACGAATGATAGCCATTTACAAATTCCTTCCAGAATTAGATTGCGGTTTCGACCAGAAGGCCGGCACCAGCGAGAGCAGTCTTCACGGAGGCCACAGTATGACCAGTTCCGAGTTGCAGACCAGCATCAGCCAGAATCACGGGACCGCGCACAAGGACGATTGCCTTTGCGTCAGTGCCACTTGTAAGGGCGATGTCGGTCGAAAGACCAAGACCGTCAGCGATGATAATCGCAGCGGGAGTTTGCGAGCCGTCAGCAGCAGCCGAGAGCGAGAGCTTGTACTTGCCGGTGGCAGTAACCTTGCCGAGAACAGCACCAACCTTCAGGTTGAGGTTAGCAGTATCGTTCAGTACAACCGATTCACGGCAGTATGAAGTGGCAGGATCAAACTCGTACTTTACGACGCCAGACAGGCGAGTTGAGTCAGTTGCGAAAACAGACATTGATTTTCCTTTTAGCTAAAGAGGATGCGCTTACTTTGCGCCGTACTTTTCACGGAGAATCTTCATTTCAGCAGATTCTTCGACCTTCGCAGCGTCAGCTTCAGCAGCTACGCCGACTTCTTTGAACATACCAGTCTTGCCTTCGGCATCAACTGACAGGCTCAGAGCCGACACAACAGCGTCAAACGCTGCGTCATCGAGCGATTCAGTTGCGGCCATAAGCGCGTCTGACTTCGACGTTCCTACAGCAGCTTCAATCTTTTCTTTGCGAGCTGTGAGACGCTTTGCAGCGGATTCAGCTTCGGCAGCAACCTTCTCGGCATTTACAGCTTCGAGTTGTGCTTGGAGTTCTGCCACCTTGGCATATGCCTCTGCAACAGCAGCTACGGCTGTTTCAAGGTCGGTAGAGACTTCTTGGAGTTGAGCAGCAGCATCTGCAAGCGCGGACTCTGAAGACGCCTTGAAGGCATCAAACTCTGCCTGAAGGGTTTCAACGCTTGCGGACACAACAGGCTCAGAAGCTCCGAGCTTCGCCATCAGGCGAGAAAGCATTGTATTTTGCTTCATTGCATTTCCTTTTGAATTTGAGCGACGTATGCAGAGAACTGCTTATTCGTCATGACAGCATTTGCAAGCCCCTTTTCAACTGCTGTTGCAGCATCAAAGACTTTGGCTTCAAATCCAGTGATAGTCTTTACATCAAGACCTGTGTACTTGCTGACGTGTGTTGCAAACTCTAAGTTGAGCCTGTCCACATCAGATTGAGTCTCTGCGAGGAACGACTTCTTAAACGACCCATCTTCAGCAAATGGAACCTTGGACTCGCCAGACGTTACGAAGATTCTCTTCAGTCCTGCGTTATCCATCGCCTTAGAAGTGTCCAACAGCGCAACAACGCAGCCGATAGACCCAAGAGAAGCAGATGGGTTTGCAATAACTTGATCGCACACGCAGATGAGGGCGTAGGCCGCAGATGCTGCGATAGTGTCGGCGTATCCAATCAGGGTGATTTCGTTTTCGTCGCAGATTGCGCGAATATCTTCGCAAGCTTGGAATACGTGTGAGGCTTCACCGCCGCCAGATGTCACTTCCATGACGATTGTTTTTACGCCAGCTTCTGCCATGTCTTCGACTTGGTTTACAAGAGACTGGTAGCTTGTACCAGCCTCTCCGCAAAGCGTCATAACCGGCTTATACGTCAGGCTACCATCTACTCGAAGGATGCCAAGGCCGTTGGCATACATTGGAGCTTCTTGATCGTCTTCTGGGTCAGGCCCGTCAATGAAGTCCATTCTAAAATCCCGCGAATTACGGGAATCTAGATAGTCAAGCACGACGCTGAAAGCTTCTGGTGTGATGAGGTGAGGTGTGTTGTAGATTTTCGAGGAAAGCCTTAGAAGGCTATGAGGGTGCATTTGAACTCCTATTGTCAAGCGGCGTTATCGGCGTTAGCCGTGGAAGTGTCCTTACCGCCTTGCGGGTTCTTAGCTGTCCCATTTCCAGTCGTACCGACTTCCATGCCTGCACCGGACTTGCTAGAATTACCGGCAAGTGCTGATGGAAGGTTTTCCTTGTCAACAGGCTCATCATCTGGCTTCTCAGGAACGCCGAGAACCTTGCGGACGCGGTTGAGAACAGAACGGTCAACTTCAATGGCACTCGTAGAGAACACCCGTTGCACAGCCTTGCTGAACTCTTCGAGGCTTACCTCTTCGATGTCAGAGTAGACAAACTTAGCCATTTTGCTTGTGTCCCACCCGTTCATTTCGTACAATGTACGCATGAGGTGAGAGTTAAGCACCTCGGCGATTTCTCGGAGGCGGTAGTCGATTGCAAGCGCAAGAACAGAACTCTTACTCTCAGCGAGAGAGAATGAACCCGAGCCTTCTGCTCCAAGCTTGAGAATGTCTACGCTAAGGGCAGATAGGATATCACCTTGCAGGCGACGGATAACTGATTCAGTGTCGTACTTCGCGCCACCCTTTGACTCCATCAAGTCGTAGGTAAACAGCGGAAGCTTTGATTCCGGGTCGATCATGTTCGGGACAAGCAGGCCACGCTGAGTGCCAGCGTTGTAGTTGTCGATGATAGTCTGGAATGCAGCTACAGCAGCTTTATCTTCTGGCGAAGCATTCGGGTCAAGATATCGCGGGGGAATTGCGATCTTGAGAATACCTTGAACGTCCTTTGCAATGCCAACTAGCTCTTGATTTTGGAGCAAGGAAAGCTGCTTGAACGCAAGATAAATGTTTTTGTAGATCGAATTGCCTTCTGGGTTCCCCTTTGTCGCGCTTGCCGAGAACAGGAGAAACTTCTCTCTGTCAATCTCAAGCCGTCCATTGACGTTTATGCGGTTCTGGAAACGATAGGCGTTTTCGATGTTTGTGAGGGATTGCTCTACTTTGAGAAGGTCTGCACCATCCTCTGAGAACACCCAGCCGCAGATTGTGTCTTGGCTACGTGGTGCCAGCTTCTTGAGGCCAATAAGACCGTCATTGTGCTTAGACCCATTGCGCTTCAGTCTGCGACGCAGTACAATCTCGTTTACAGCAAAGCCGTACTCAAGGTACGGGATGACACTTTCGATAAAAGACGACCAAGAGCCGTCCATGTCATGCATCATCGTTCGGATGGCCTCTGTCCGAGCCTTGTCTTGGTCGGTTGCATCCTCTGCTGGCTCTACACACCATTGCA